ACGGTTCGTTATTTAGGAGAGGCGAGATGGGAATTTGGAAGGTGGGAGGTTGTACGCTGTACGAGCAGCTTGAGAGATGTAATAGGCAACAGCCGTCTTTTCCAGCTGACGAGAGGATGAATGTCGAAGAAGAAGGTCGAGTGAGTCCCAATAGTTGGAGTCGTTAGTCCCCATACGCCAGGCAAGCTGTGCTCTCCAGATCAGAGCGTCGCCAGAGACAGTGGGTTCCCGAGCGCCGAAGCTGAAGCCGCAAAAGTCTAGGCGAGAACCATGCTCAATCTTGGGAGCCATAAGCCAGGATCGTTGCGAAAATCCCTTCTGATACCCAAAGTCTCCGCAAAGGATCATGTCGTCGCCGCTGAAGGCTGCTGTGGTCCCAGTGGGGCAATCAAAGCAGGCGCCAGTGAGGGCGGCATTGCGGGTCGTGTTGAAGAGCCATGTCCATCGATCACCTGAAAATTGCATGGTGCGTACCGGTCCCTTGTAACAGCGAGTGTTGATCTTGCGATCAAGGTAGCCGGCGATGTACTCTTCCGGCACTCCGCACATGGCAAGTACCCAGGCGTCAAAGTGAGCAAAGACTAGGTCGCATCCAGAATCCCAGGCAGTGTAGTCGCATGCAGTGTACGATCGGGCCTGGTGCCAATTGCGGGAATACCACTGTCGCATGTGCGCGATGGGTTGATCGTGCATGTAGGTAGTGGGGCGTTTCCAGATTTTGATGACGTCGGTCACGTAGTGAGCCCATACAGCGTCCTCGAAAAGGCGCGGCTTCGGGAAGGTGGCCACAGTCTGACCTGCACAGGCGGGTTTGTCTTTCTTACCCAGCTTCTTCACTAGTTGAGACTTGAGAAAGAGTTTTGTCATGTACGGATCCCACTCGGGCGGGCTTTGTGCCATGGATCGAGCAATCTGTTGAGTAGTCTTGCCACCAGCCCAAGAGCGAAGTGCTCCAGTGAGAGCATTGTCGAAACGGTGGGGGTTGTGGTGCTTGCGTTGTACGTCAAAGAATTTGCAGAACCCGGCTTTCAATTGCTTGAGGCGATGCCGGTCAGCGGAATGCAGAACGCCAGGCTCTTGGCCGAGCGGGAGCCGTTTGCGCTCAGACATCTGCTCAGTGGTGTGATCCGTGGCCCGGTGATGGGGTGCGCGGTCATTGCCGAGCTCGTCGAACTGAGTGGTAGGGTTGGCCAAGCCAGGGATGAAGCGTTCCTTGTGTTCCGCTGAAGAATGATCTTCGTGCAAGTACAGCGGATCCGGTCGGGGTAGTACTAAGGGAGGCGGGACTTCGTCAACAGGAGGTGCGTGCGTAAGATCCATGTCATTGGTGACTGGGAAAG